GACACCAAGTCCTGAATCATCTCCGAAAACGGCAAGGGCACACCATTTATCGAAATCATCAGGTGCTTCAGTGATAAGTTTTCGCCAAGCATAGCGGAAACAAATTGAATTAACAATCGAATTGAGGAGGGATGTAAACCATGATCCTGAGGGCATCATAGATTTAGAGAACACTCTGTTACCGAGCACATAGTAAGCGTGCAAAGTAGAAGTAACAAGAATGTAAATTTGCTTTCCCCATTCGGAATCTTTATCAATTCCAAGAATATGACACATTTCTTCAGATACGAAGGGAGCTATACGGTACACAAAGTTCATGTCCCAAGCTGGAGTGTCAAAAGCGATAAGCCGAGTTTTCGCACCATGTTTAAAGAGACGACGGTAAAGAAGTCCCCAATGAGTAGAATGAGCATTAATGCCCAGGGCGATATCAGACTCGGTTGGATATGCGCATATGGCCTCTTTCATAGTGCCACAGTACATTTTGCACCGAATAGTGTGTGCTTTCTCCATAACCGCAAAAAGACGAGAGTTTCCTGAAGCAACTCTGTCTATAGGACGTGTCTCATCTTTGAGACACAATGTGGCGAATGCTGGCGGCATAATACCCGCTTTAGCCATTCTCTCCTGTTCGTCAAGTTGACGTTGGAGCTCTCCACATATCTTGAAAGGGTCACGTTCGACCATATCTTTCAATTTTACACCTCTCTCAGCGAAACCTGGTCCGCTGGATTTTGCTAAAGAAAAGGAAGGAACGTCGACATTGTACTTTCCATTGAGCGTCTCTTCTACAGTCAAAATTTTGTGCAAGCGATGAGGCATGCCTGCGTTTAATACACCCTTAAAATTGCCAGGATGCGTTAACAAAGGATCCATTTTATTGGCTTTTGTACCTTTGTATTTAGCTAGGGCGACGTCTCTAGGTTTAATGAGAACGCCATCCGCATTGCGAAACGGAGCAAGTTTCGCAGGTGCTTTCTGAATGGGATATGGACACGTTAGATAAGTCCTGTCAGGTTTAATAATCCCTTCTTGAAACAGAGAAGGCACCAGCTTTGTTTTACTTGGCAAATGTATGGTATAATCAATATTACCAACATGGCGGGTTCCAGGGAGTTCATTGGACTCGGCTGTATATTTGAATTTCATTCCGCCTTCAGGTAATACTGGATCACCAATAGGTATGTGATCTTGGGGTGTAAACTTTCCTTCAATATCATCAATATAGATGGGTGCAACTATGGAATCGCGACCAACACCTCCGATATGAATAAAAGGTAGTTTCTTTTCAAATTTGTTGTTGAACATCACATAAGTGAAACCACAAGCGCCGGCAAATCCGGCACACTCTCGAACTACGAAGGCACCTTGTACATCCTTTAACATAGTTTTTCCATTAATAGTAACTTCGGTTTCAATATCGCGAATGCAATCTACAACTGAACCTTTAGTAATCACAAGAGCACCACGATTGAACTCACAGCGAGCAGGACCATAGCCTGAAAGATCATCGCCTCGAGAAGGCATGTGAGGAGTCATGTCTTTCATATGAGCACGTCCTTTGAACGCAATATAGGTAACATCGCGCTCAGGATACTTCACAAATGAAAGTTCGTGAGAAGAATAAACTTCAACGGCTGCTTTGTCTTCAACAGAAATCTGATAAATACAAATAGAATCAACTGTTGATGGGTACTCAAACATGTGGGCAGCACAAACGGCTATACGACCCTTGACAAAGAAAAGAATTGCAGATATTGTGGCGCCATCTGCATAAGTAACCGTGAAGGGATAGGAATTCCCTACAGCACGAGTAGCTACTTCATAACTTCCTTGATCTGAAGTTTGAAGCTTAATTCTTGCACCATTAACAAGCACAGCAGGAGCTTTGCCAAAAGGATGCATTCGAGTCATTGTACGATCTCGTGTTTCTTTATTGTCTTCGGATTGGGCTTCAATTCCCATCTTCCTCCTTGAGATAAATACTGCAAGAACAACAGCAAGAATTCCCATGGCAGCGGTAGTAACGCCAAGAATAACAGAGGAAACAGCAGGATCGCCAAGAGCAGCAGCGAATTTATAATAATAATGCCAGCACGTGGTATGCCAATGCATCTTAGGAAACATTGTAAATTCTCCTGATGCATTGGGAAGAGTCTTTTGTTTGAGTAACCGTTTTAGGTTAACTTTGCGAGGAAGATCAAGGCTCTCGAACCATGTATAGAATTCAGAATCAGGAGTATCAGTTTTGACGATAGAATAGATCTTTATATGGTCAGAAGCAGCCATCTGTTGGGCTATTACATTGGCACTCTGGAACATGTTGGGATGGACACCAAATGCCTTTCCAAGTTCAATACTGTTAGGATAATTGTTTTCCCAATCATAGGTGGGTTTTCCTGTAACTAACCAATCTCCATGGAACAAAAGATGATAATTAGTAGATCTCCACGAAACAATAAAATCCCAAGCCTTAGTTTCGCCCCATTGATTTGCTAAACAAATAGCTTTCAAGGCAGGATCAATATTTTTCATCACATATGCTTGTTCTCTTCTAGCCCACCTAGCAAATTCCTTAGTAAGTCGAAAATTTCCATATTCGTACCTTGTTCTCATAGCTTGTTTCGACAATGTAAAATCAAAAGGATCAAAATCTTCATACTCAACAGGTTCGTAACCGTTGGAATATTTGCCCGAGATGTATTGAAGCTTGCTACCTCCCATTCCTTGGGCTAAAATACGTTTAAGCTTTACAGGATCGAGATAATTCTTGGGAAGCATGCAATGGGATGAATCCATGGTGGACATGTACTTATCCATCTGCTGGGCAGCTTTCTCACGTTCTTGTAGTTCACGAACAATGAGTTGAACAAGCTGGTCATAGTTGACACGAACGGAATTGGTCTTCCCTCGAATGTCAAAATTCCATTTAAGGAAATCTGCTGGAGTCCAAGCATCGGTTTTAACACCAAACTTCTCGGTAGCAGTCATTTGTACTCGCATTCCCATTCTGCGATACAATGATTCGGGATCTGTTATTCCCAGTTCTCGAGGAAGGTCCATAGCATTGGTGGAGCTAATAATGAACTTTGACTCGAAGGACGTCATTCCTTTGTCCTCTAAAGAAGCCATGTGCAACGGAAATGGATTGGTATTCACCATGTAAATGAACTCCATAGCAGCCGTAGTACGCTTCTCTTTATCCTTAACTTGAAAAACATCATCAACGGTAGTACACCATTGACCATGATAGGCATCCCAAAACTCTTGGTCGAGTTTGCGTTCATATTTGGAATTGTTATTCCATTTCTTTCCCGTCAAGTTCTCGTAAACTGCGGGAACAAAGACTTCCATAAATTTGGTTTTCCCTTGGTGCGGAATACCATACATATAGAGCCAATAAGGTTCAATACGAGTTTTGTGTTGTCGAAGGTTCTGCATAGCTTCATGATACAATGGCATGTACGCCATTTGCATTCGATTGATTTCTTGTGCAAAACCAAGATTGCGCATCACAGTATTTCCGGCAGTTTGTTTGTACCGGAGAATAGTCTGATACGCATCGACTACGAGACGGCAGACAGCAGGATCAGATGTCATGTCGGTTCGTATATTCTCTCTACCAAGGATCTCGGTTTGGTCCCTGATGAGATTGGACAATGCATGAATCTCCTTACTCTTGGTAAAATAAGGATGTCCTGTAGAAAATTGAGCAGCAGCATCAATGAACGTGGAAGCATGTTCAATAACGGAACCAACAAAATCTTTAACAGTCTTGCAAGTAGAAAAGAAGGCATTAAGTTCTTTGAATGGTGCAAAAGCGTTGTTCACGCTCTTTGCAGCATCGCCAAAGAAAGCAGTGGACATGCCAGCAATAGCAGCGATAGTGAATGGAGTTTTATCATCTCCTTGAGCTTTCACTCGCCATTTTCCTTTTACCTTTTTCCATCGTTTAAGTTGTTCGTCATCATCGCAATCAGAATCCGGAGGAATTTCGGGCAAAACAAAAGTATCAGGAAGGGAACTTCTCCTTTGGCGCTTTTTCCCAATCGGTAAAAGCTTGGTTTCACGTGCGGGAACTTCTGGCAATGGTTTTTGCATCAAAACCTGAATAGGTTTATTGAATTTAACACCATCTTTGGAATAATCGAACATTCCGTCCGTGGACAACGTATGGATTTCTGGAGGATCAGCTTTGATGGC